CTCGCCGTCCTTTCGATCTAGAGGGTGACAGGCCAGCTCGGGAGCGGACTGGCCGTCACTTTTAGGGTTTTAACTAAGCAACCATCCAGCGGTAAGCACCTGCGCCGACCTTTGTAGCCAATGCGCCATAGCCGTAGTAAGCCACTTCGATTTGACCATTGAGGGCAACGTTTGTCTGAAGACGGAAGCGTGAGGACTCATACCAAGTGTATGCGTCTGGGTTGATTACGATAATGGTGTTGTCGCCAACTCCAGAACCTGTTGTGAGGTTACGATCAACGCGGAAGTTCAAGCCGAGAAGGTTTCCAACAGCTGAACCAGCGGAGAGGTTACCGCCTTGATTCATATTGCCAATCAAGTTCTGATAAATCGGACGTCCGTTATCAGCGAGGTTCTGAATTGCGCCCCATTGCTGAGGTGATGCAATGATGTTCTGAGCGAAGCCTAGAGTTCCAGCGTAGATTGAAACGCCAGCATCGGATACGAAGTCAAGAAGTCCTGCAGCGTCAAGAGTGCGGTTTCCGCCGTCAGTTCCGCCAGCGATTAGGCCGGTTACAACTGCAACGTCGGTTGCCTTTGCGTATGCGTACTCCATTTGACGAACGAGTTCATCAAAGAACGCTGGTGAAGAACGATCAAGAAGTTCAACGGAGAAAGTCTGTCCGCCAGCATACTTCTTAACCGATACTGAAAGGAATTCGTTGGTCATTCCAGTTTCATCAATTGCGGCTGCTTCTGCTTCTTCGCCGACTGTTGGGACTGCTGTGATTTTAGGAATTTCAAAAGTCATTCCTGCATCTGGTAGAACGCCGCGAGAAACTGAATCAACAGCTGGGCGATCTGCGTTTGATAGTGGGTTGATGATCTCAGTCAATTGACGAGTTGGAATGAGACCTGCGTTGTTGCTTGTGGTGTCGTCGGCAGCCATAACGTACTGACGAGCAGCATCATCGCCGAGTTTAGCGCGAACGCTGTTCTCGAGGTATTTCGCCTTTGTGAACTCAAGGCGAGGAGCGGTGTAAAACGCTGGGCGTGGCGCAGCGGCTTCCACCTTAGCAGCTTCTACCGTTTCTTCGGCAGGAGCTGGAACGGTAGTGTCTGACACTTGTTCTCCTTCGGTTGGGTTGTCTGCTTCAGCGGTTGCCGGAGCAGAATCTTCTTTAGGTGCTTCGTTCTCGGAAGCTGCGACTTCGCTAACGCGAGCGCTGTCAATTGCTGGATCAGTTACGAGGGAAACTTCATCAAGGGTTGCTGAAGTAATTTGCATAATGCCCTTGTTGTTTGTCCACTCGTTAATTTGTGCGCCGACGCTGAATCCATCGCGAAGGCCTTCGGTTGCCTCAACTAGCGCATCTTCGCCAGCCATTGTGTTGGCAATCTTAAAGGTCGCAACAATTCCGTTAGGTGTGACTTCGTGGCTCATCAACTTACCAATTGGGCGAGTGCGATCGTGCTCGAGGAGCAACTTCACAGGCTTCATTTCAATTGAGTCAGCTGCGAAAACTGTTGGCCCGACTGAGGTGTTGCCTTGTTCGTTCCAAGTGACAATCGTTCCGCTGATTGTGCGCTTTACTGTATCGGCCGCAGTTACGACCATTGGCATATTAATCTTCATTAGGAATTAAATCCTCCTCGCGTTGAATTTGCTCAACGCTCATCGCGCCGATGCGGTTTAAGATTTCATAAACTTGCGCTCTCTCTAAAGCGTTGCCGCGTAAGAAGTCGTCTAACGAGAACCGCACCATTACGGGGTTAGGGACGAAATCCGGAAGGGAAAGCCTTTCCTCAATTGCCTTGAGAATGGGGCGAAGTGAGAAATCAACTAGTGAGCGCCGCTCGGACACAGCGTTTGAGTAAGTCATCGAAGTCGTTTCGGCGCTCAAGAAGTAGGCTGGGATTCCGCAAGCCCGAGCCAATTCTAAAGCCACATATTGACGAGCTTCGGCTAATTGTAATGACTTTGGATCGAAGCCAAATTCTTTAAGATCAACGTCTGCATTGAGGAACGCAGTCGAGCGAGATTGACGAGCTGTGCGCCAAGCGCTGAGAAGTGATGAAACTCTTTCAGCGGTTAAGTTTGTGCCGTTGCTCTTGAGAACCATTGAAGGGTTAGGTTCCTTAGCGTAATTGACTGCTGCGTTTTCAAGATATACAGCTGCGCTGATTGTTTTGCCAGCGCGGTGCAGTAATCCCTCATCTGGGCCATCGAAGCGAATAAGTGACCCAACTCCAGAATTAGGAACAGCCATTCCATCAACTTTGTATGACTCAATTACAGTATTGCGGAAATCTGTATCAACTGTGACGCGCTCTGGGCTAACGCGAGTCCAAGCTCTTACTCGACCGCCATCTGTTGTCGAATACATTTCCAAAACTTGTCCATAGCCAACGCCATAAAGCCAGATATCTTCTGCAAGCCAGTTATAGATAACAAAGCCAGCAACGCGAGGATCAGGTTGATTAATAACGCGGTGCGGATCTACATATTCGCCAGTAATGCGATTAAATGTTGTGAGAGGTAGTGAGCCAATGGTTCCGCAGATGATATTGCGAGCGCGAGCGACTGAAGGAACGCTCATAGCCAATTGACGCGTTGAATTTGTAGCACCGCCAAGAATGTTATAAACCGAATCGGTGATTTGCACCGGAGTCAATGCGGCGGTTACGTCGCTAACCTTTTGCGGCGTTTGCGCGGTTACTTGTGGAAAGAAGAAATCTCTGATAGCACCCATTGAGCCTTTATTGTAAAGGGTCTGTGCTACAGAATTACTATATCTACGCCATCATTAGATTTTGTGGCGAAGTGCGTCGCCATAGCAGAGGCCACAGCTCCACAAATAATCGCATTAGAGACTTTGCGGCCCATTACCCACCCACCGTCACCGAAAGGCAACTTGACGGCGGATAGGCATTGTTTAGTTAGTTCATCTTGTCCCGAGTGAACTAACCGCTGCGACGAGATTGCTCCCAGTAACTCATCACAGCTTTGGGCATAGTCAAAACCATCTATCGGCTCAGTCCGTATCCCTGCCGGTGCTAATCGCGCAGCAACGGCGGAAGCGGTTCTCGCAGAATAGGCAACGAGCTGGACGGGATACTTTCGCACCCAATCCGCCAAGTCATTAGCCAGAGACTTATCATCGAGGTTAGACGGATTGTGCCAAGTTTGCAGGAGGATTACTTGGAACTTATCACCTTCGAGTTTCTGACTTGCAACCAGCGCCGCTTGTTTTCTATCGGGACTGAGATCAATAGCCAGCCAAGTATCCCGCTCGGGGTCAAGTCTGAGACCCTCGACTCGACAAGATTCCCATTGAGACGGGTTAATGACTGGATTGATGGTATCAACCCATTGACATAAAACTTCTGTGCGCACAATATCTTCGGGGTCTGACAAAACGGCTCGGATATTGTCCGGATGAACTGTGTAACCAAGTGAGGGATTGGCTTGGCAGACACCTAGCCAGAAGTCTGATGAATTGTCGAACTTGATGCCTTGAGGTGCGCTCCACTCGAACCAACCAATGTCATCAGAGCCGCCGTGAATGGCTGCATAGGCCCTTTCCCGTAATTTGTTTAGAACGATTGAGTGCTGATCTCCAGCGTTTGAATAAACCCATATTTGAGGATTAGGGCTAGCCATCTGGGTATAACGCAAGGCAGACCACACATCTTCGTCTTTGTATTCTCTTGCCTCATCGAGGTGAATACATTCGGGCGCCGCAATTCCTCGACCGGCTGAGTTATTGGCTCGAACGATATAACGACGGCCTTCGGTAAATTGCAATTCTTGAAATCCCTTACTTTCCAGCTTCTTAGTAAATTCGGCGGCTAGTCGGGGAGTCTGCTCGATGATTCCGTAGATTTTGTAAAACAATTCGGCTGAGGTTGTGAGTTTGTGAGCTGTGTGAACCTGTAATTTCTCTTTGAGAACGTAGATTCTGAACAGGATTTGAAGCGCCATAAAGGTGCTTTTTCCTTGTTGTCTCGCGCAGAGCAACGTAATTACAGGGTGCGCCCACCTGCCGTCTGGCTTGTATTTAAGCGAGTGATGGGCCAGCCATTGTTGCCAAGGAAGCAATTCAAAGCCAATTTCTTCGCAAAATTTAATCATTTGCTTGCCGTGAGAAGGTAAATCGCTCAGTTTTGTGTGAATTCGAGGGTTTGGCACACCTCGGTAAGCCGATTCGTCCCTAACTCGAGCGATTTCTGTGGTCTGCGCCATATTATTTACGCTCATTCCCGATAATGCCTCGTTGAGCCATTTTCAGGGAAAAAGAACCCGAT